TAATGACTAACGTACCAAGCATAACGTCGTTTCCACCAATGTTGCCGCGTTTAATGTCTCTAACAAACCCAACAGCCAATTCATTATGATTATCGACATTTACATCGGTATCAGGATGCTCAACAGTGAGAGGTTTGTTTTCGAAAGATGCAAGTGTTTTTTCAGAAAAGACTTCTTTTTCAGGTCTGTCAATTTCAACATCAACATCTGCATCTTTACAGTTAGGACCAAATACTTCAGCACGCTTGTATGTTTGTTTGCCAGTTCTTGCTAAAACTGAGTCGACGCATATAAGATAACCTTCTGGAGTTTTATACTTATGTTCAGATAATTTCTCACAACTTAAAAACTTCATAATTATATCCTTTTTTTTATAATTATATCACGCATTTTGTCAAATATATAATCATTTGACCAAGAAAGTTTAACTTATTTACTTTTAGAATAACTTTTAAAAAATAAGGTTCTAGTTTTAATTCTGGATAACTTTTATATTAGTTATAATAATTTATATTATTTTTATATAAAGTGTCTCAGAATTAAAACTAGAACCTCTAGATTAAAATTGTAATAAAGTTATAAATTTAATGTTATTTGACCATATATCGACTCAATTTGTATATTACAAGTATACTTTTTGTCGATGATTTGCGAATTGAATGAGATGATGCTATTTACGTCAGGATGTTGTTTAACAACAGTGAGTATGAATGCATCGAATGCAGTTTTTGATTTTGTTTTTTCGAAAATAGGCTGACCGTAATTTATATTGTACCAAAGTTCACCTTTTACAATAGATAGCCTTTGAGTGAGATTGTCTACGACACTTTGTTGTCGTTCTGAAAAGCTTTCTGCTTTTCTTGTATGCGCTGACGAAGTATCGTCCCATCTAGCATTGTCCCATTCTGAAATGTCAAAACCTACAATTGTTCTACCAGCAGAACCAAACCATACTACATTTGTATGCTGTATGCCATTGTCATCTATGTATTTATATAATGCTCGTGTTTTCATTATGCCCAAACTCCTGCTTTAGAACCATTTACAGATGGAGCCCAATATATGTCTGAATGTTCTGTAGACGGCGACCAATACAAAATATTTGCTATTTCAAATATCGTATTTACATAAGTAATACCTATTCTATCAAAATTAAGCAGACCATTTTCAAACAATAGTCGTATATTATCATTTATAGTCACACTTTCTGAATGTAATAAGTACAATGTAACTGTTGCAGATGTTGATGCGTCTGTTTTGATAACTATAGGTAAACCTATTTTATCGTACAAATCGATTGCTTGCTTTGTTGTACCGTCAGAATAGTTCTTAATAATTTTTGTAGACAAATAGATAAGTAATTCGTCATTACTTAAATCAACTGTTTTGCCATTTATTACTAAATGTCGTTGAATGCCGAATAATGCTGCAAGCTTGTTCAAAACATCTGTAGAACTAGCACTGTCATAGTTTTCAGCAAAAATGTCAAGCATTTGGAATAATGTATCAGCAACGCCAACAATGTTGCTATTAGGTGCATCGGCTACAAGTAAGTCAAACCAAATTCGAAAATGCTCGAGAAAGCCCTCTGATTGTTGAAGATACATCGGTACTTTGCTTTTATAATAGTTGAAGTTTTTTAACTTATCATTAAGAATACTCATTAGCTTATACTCCAAGTAATGTCTCCAAGTTGACAATAATTGTCATTATTCGTTATAGCACGTGTACAACTATCTACAATATATGATGCCACACCAGTCGGCATCGGATCTGCACTTTGAATGACTGTGAGAAGTTGTCCAGTACCTGGTGTTTCACCTATTCTAACATTTGAGAGGTAGTCTTTTAACGCATTTATTATTGCTGCTTTACAAGTGACATCATCATAGTCTGTAAGCTTTTTTAATGTAATAGTAAAACTAGCAGGTATTGCTTTTGCTTGTTTCCAATAAATAGTCGTTTTTGCATCTGTAATTTCAAAGCCATTGATAATAGTTTTATAGTCATAATGATGTTTTTCTTCTGCAGCATCAGTTGTACCTATACCAGGAGTAATCTTATTATAGATAATGCTACCAATTATGCTATCATCAACAGTGCCATCTTGACGAACAATTACATATATATTATGCGGATTTACAACTGTGTTATCTAATGCAGTATCATTTTCACCAGTATTGTTATTATAGATTTTGACATCTTTTATACCAGATACGTCAAGTAAAGCTGCAGATAAGCTGTCCAACACAGTTGTACCAGCTAAAGAGCCATAACTTGCTCGTCTTGAACGAAGTTCTTCATCTGTTTCTGCATTACTACCAACAATTGCGTCGTTTGCTTGTTCAACACTAACAGTCAAACCACTGTCGACCATTGCATTGATAGAACCTGCTTTAGCCTTGATAGGACCAGCTTCATTTGCAACAACCTCAATTGTTGCTGACTGACCTTTCGATAATGCTATTTCACTGTTCTGGCCTATCCAAATTTGACCAGCAATGTCTATAAATAATGCATTTGCAGGTATTGTTATTGTATTTGTAAGTGCTGTAACTTTTACAGAAGCAGTTGATTTTGTTGCAGATTTTCGAGTAAGGTTTGATAAGTTACAAAGAATGTCTAAGTATTTACCACTTGCTGTATTTACATCAAGATTACTGTAAATGCTTGAAACAGTCTGCAAAATGTTGTTCATAATCAATGCTAAATCATTGACAAATACGCCATCCGCAGTATTTGTTGAAACATCTATATCAGAACCATAAGCGGCTTTATATCGTTTAATAATTGCATTTCGTATTTGTGTAAATGTTGCTACCGATAAGCCGCTATCAGTAAGTTGTATTAGTTGTTTAATGTCGACATCATTATTTTGAAGCATTTTCTGTCTCCTTTCTATATACTAAGCCTATGAGTATGCCATAAGCTTTAGAATGCATTATTTTGTTGTCAGTTGTTGCAATTGTCTGACCGTTCTTTATTTTAGTTAGATTTGTTTTAAAATCATTTTTTGTAAAAAGAATAAGTGCAATGTCATTGACTTGAAAAGTCAGACCACTCAAACTAATACAGTCAATTATGACTTCTGTGTTTGTTATAGATTGTACTTTATACGTACCGTCATTTATTTGAATAACTTGTACTAAGTCTGCAACATTTGTGTTTCGCATAATGTTGTTTCGAAGAGCATCGATTAAGTCTGTAAACGACGATGAACTATTTTCATTATTTATCATTTTGCACCTTTTGCTAAGTAACTTGAAAGTAATGACCTCGACTTACATAAGAGTTGAAGATTGAAGTTTGAGCCACGATTTTGAAAGTTGCCTCTTACTTCAAATACCATATAATAGCCATCTTTATCTAAGAAGTAGCCATAGTTCTTAGATATTTCTGACTTATTTCTGACAGGTATTTGTATGATTGAGTTATCGATTTTAATGACATCTCCTGGCATAAAGTTAAATGTAGGCATTGCGTCTATAATCACACCTTCTGTTGTAAGACGCGGATAGTTTTGTAAGATAATATTGTCGTCTCTCAGAATTATGACTCTATTGTTTGACTTTGCTGCATCAAATATGCTCAGAATAGATGTGTTTGAAGCATCACTGTTAATGATAAAGCTAGAATTATTTGAGCACATATTGTCAAGCCAAGTTGCCACGTTTGTATTCTCAACGCCAATGTTGTCTAGAAATTGCTTTTTGAATTGAGTTGAAACGTTTGTATTTTGTATACCAGCTCTTCTACAAACATAGTTTATCGCGGCAAATATATTCGTTGAAGAATTAAGATTTAGATTAAGTCTTGTCTGACCATATTTGGCAACTAACTTACTTGCGCATAAAATGATGATTGTATTTGAGTTTCTATTATTAGTTTCATTTGAAATGTATAGTACAGAACCGCTATATATAGTTGTGATATTACCAGACTTATAGCCACATTTTATTTCAACGTCATAATATTTGCCGTCAATAATCTGAATAACTTCTGCAAGCGTTAAGTTTGTAATTTGTATTGTAGCAGTGTCTTTTAACGTTGACAAATATTTGTATGTTTGAACTTCAATTGACAAATCATCTTTATCAGAAAGATAATTTGTACCAAATTCCATTGTCTTTTTTAATGTGGAACTTGTTAAGTTTATTTGTAAATGTCGTATCCAAGCTTTCATTATTTCACCAATGCTTTCTCAATGATTTCGTCTAATAGTTTATTGAAATCTTCAGGATTGATTTTCGAAACAACAATGAAACAGTCGTTAAGTTTGACGTTTTCGATTGAAGGACAAATGAGATAAACGTATGAGCCACTAGTCGTAAGTATTGCATTGTCTTTTGTACAAGATGAAAAGTCAGAAACGCCAGCAAACACATTTGTTGTCCCGCCTACATAGCCATCATTGTTGATAGGGTCTGTAATCTTTAATGAGTAGCCGCCAGATGTAGTGTTTCTTGTAAAAGTAAAGATGTAGTATTGATTGTCAATATTGACCATACATTCTTGCTCTTCGTCAGATGCTACTTGATAGACGGCTATAAAATCATTGAGCTGTTCAAAATGTTCATGCAAGCCTTCAATGAAGTCAGTAAAACGTTTGACTTCTTGTTTTTGTTTTTGTGCATTCTTTTTGTATTTGAATGCCTTAACTTTGTATTTAGCTCGTTTGCCGACTTTTATGAGTGCTTTTACTGCACAAGCTGTAAGAATGACAGATGCAACTACACCGCCAGCTATCCAACCTACAGGACCACTTGCACCAAAGACACTTATAAGAATTCCTGCAGTAGCAACTCCAGCACCGATGCCAACAAGATACGTTGCACCAGCAGATTTGACAAAATCAAGAAATTTTGTATCAATCAAATCGACAGATAGCATATAGTCAATGACAGCTTTATCAATAGCAGAATAGTCAATAATACTATTAGTAAAGCTCAATGTTGTCGGTTCAGTCACATTTGGTAAGAATTCGTCGGATATGTCAACAGCGTAATCTTGTACTTCGGCCAACATCACTTGTTGCCATTGAAATTGCATTGTAACAGTGTTGAGTCGCTCTGTAGAAACAGTCGATGTAATGACCATATTCGGATATCTTGCAAAACGAATATCTTTGTCATTGTTCGTATTGATTTTGACGATTGTGCATAAGTAAGCTCTTGTTCGAATTTTGTCAAAAATTTCAATTGCGTCTTGTGGGCCTAAGCTTACATCATCCAATGTTGCTCCATTATGACCTTTTAATGCGACAGAAGCGTTAAAGCTAAGAATAAGTGGGTTTTTGTAAGAATGGTCTGAAATCATATCACCGCTTACGATAGGGTGATTTGGTAATGTGTTAGATGCTGAACTTGATGGTTCTGTCACAGCATCTAAAAGAATAACTCTTTCTTTAGTTCGAATATTGCTATTCTCATCTAAATACTCATCGTTAAAAGTAATTTGTATTGCAAAATTTGTTTCCATACTTATCCTTGATTTAATGTGGCTATTTGTTGTTTGTATGCAAGCTGTACAGAGTTAGTAAGCCAAGTCTTATCAGAGCTATCAACATTGTTGAAGTTGTTTGTAGTGTTGATGTTGTTTGTAGTATTACTTTTTGTATACGAGCTTATGATTGACTGTGTGTCTCTAATCTTGATTTCTTGACTTCTATCATTGCCGCCAAAGTATTTTACTATCCAGCCTAATGCTTTCATTGTGTATTCTGAAAATGTGATTAAGCTGTCCATACAAGTGATGATGGTATCTTTGTTGTCCATATAAAAGCCAATGACTTCATTTATTAAGTCTTGCTTAAACATTATCATTTCAGATTGAAACTCAATTTGCTTTTCTACAAAATCGTCAGTAATAGTTTGCTCATAGTATTCGCTATATTTGTCAAATGCTTTTCGAAATTGCTCAAGTTGAGTTGAGTTAGCCCACATTAAGTCTTCCATCGAACTCATACCAGTAGCATTTAAAGCTTGGCTATAACCATACGCTTGAGAAGAACTAAAGCCATAGCCAAGTTTCAAACTTCTGATAGAAGCATCTGTCATTGTCGAAAACTTAGTAATCTCTTTAAGTTCCGCCCAAGCGTCTTTAAATGTTGAAGTAATGCCATTGAGCAAGTCTGTTGTTATAGACTTAAAGCCTTTAAGAAACGTATCTTTTGTAAATGACTTAAAATCATCTAACAACGACTTTTGAATAGCTGTTTTTGGCTTTTCGTCAGACGTCTTATCAACAAGTGTGACGTTTAAGCCAATATCTTTACCATAGTTATTTTCGTCCATTTTCATTCCTCAACATTGTTGTTACTTTGTTTCGATTGTATGCTTGAACTAAGCACATTTCGTATAAGTCGAGTACTTCTTCAATCGAATAGTTGTCTCGAATATCTTTATATGTAGCAAACCCATTAGCAATGAGAGTGTAAACTAATGGGTCTGCTCTTTCAGTTGAAATTGTATCGAAATTTACTCCAATGTCATCTACTCTTGTTTTGAGTTCGATGCATTGGACTTGGTAAAAACCGATTTGATGTATTGAAGAATATTCGTAATGAGTGCATCTATTACTTCAACATCATCTTCAATTCCAACAGGATAGTATGTGTTGCCTTGCTTAACTTGAAGCCAATCTTCATTTTTGATGTTGACTTCTATCTTTTCTAAAAGTTCTTCGTAAGTATGTTTGAGCTCATCTGCAGTGTTAAACGCAATTGTATTCTTTACTGCAAGAAGTTCAATAGCATTCATTTTCTTTATTCGAAATCGAAAATTGCCTACAATGAATTCATTCATAAGATATCGTCCTCCCATCCATAGAAAGGTTGATTGACTTCTTTTGTAGTAGCTTGCCAAGTTTGTTCATCTGCCACTGTTTCAATTCTTTTTCCTTTAGCTGTTATATATGCAGTTTCGACAGGGTTTTTAGTTCTGTCAAATGCAAATTCAATTTTTACAGTTTCGATAGGCTTCATTTTCAAAGCCATTTCTCTTGTAGATTGAACAACAAATGTTGCTATGCCTGTTGCATCGTTAATTTTGATGTCTTTCAAAAGTGCATATGCATTAGGCAATGTAATGCCTAAACTTTTAACTTCATAGTTTACTGTTTTAAGTCCCATAATTTACTCCTTATATTTTGCTTTACATTCTTCACAATAGTTGAAATACTCTTGAAATTCTTGCGGTTTGCTGTCGCGCTGACGCTGTATAGCAAGCTCTTCGTCGAGCGAATATTTTTCGCGGATAAGCGAAACGACCTTTTCGCTATACGAACGCGTATCTACAATTTCTCTTTTATGACCAACTAAGTCACAAGCTTTGTATTCACGCGTTTTTTCTACTTCAATTTCTTCGTAATCTTCATATTCATTTCCTTCTTCATCTGTTTTTGTTACGGGATTTTGCTCTACTTCCGTATATTTTTCGGTTTTGGTCGCAAGATTATACACGGTAAAATACCCAAAATCACCTTCGGGTATTTCTTCACATCTCGCCATATCGAGAGTGTCAGAAAAGTCAACGGGAGGCTTTGATAAGATGTGATAAACCCGCAAACTTTCTTTATCAAAAATTATATAATTCATATTCTCTCCTTATAACTCTGTAACGGTATCTGTAAATGAAGTCACAGTATAAATAACTATTGAATGTTCTGCAGTTCTTAATGTATAATCTCCATCGTTTGGATTGATGTATAATGTTCCTATAAGATAACTGCTGTCTCCTATAGTGCAATATTCAACCGAAACAGCATCTTTTAACTCGGAAAGATTTTCTGCAGAACTATATACATCAGGTTTTAACGAAATAAAACTTAATTTACAACTACCATATCCAAGAGCGTCAAATGTGGTATAGTGTCGATAAAGCTTTCTACTTGCACCTAATATCTCGCAAGCTCTATCCTTTTCGGTATCAGTAAAGGTAGTAGGATTAGTAGTTTCTGTACCTATTCTCTTATTATCAGTTAATGCTGCCTTAACTACGTAGTTAATGTCACTTGAAATAATAGGAGACAGGTTACCCGAACCAATATCAGCAATTCTTTGCTCTATGTGAATTTTCCCTGCGGGGTTTATGGCAATAGCTCCATCTCCCCACATTTGCAACCCGTGTTGACCATTACCACTCACTAATCTCATAAGACCTAAATTATTCGCACTGCCCGAGGGTATAGTTACAACACCGTTAGCATCGGGTGCAAATTCGGTTGAAGTGGAATCTTGAATTTTTGCAATGTTAGCATTTATCTTGTTATCGCTAAAGCTAAGACCTTGACCAATATTTGAATAATCAATTTTATTTATTAACTTTTCAGTGAGTTCATTACGGTTAATTAAGTCTAAGTCGTTTTGCTGAGCTAAAGGCGCAGTTTGCCCACGAATTTGTCCTTGTAATCCACGCAATACAGGCCTATAGCTTGGATATTGTTTCTGCGGCGTAAATACTCCTGTTAAAGATATCTGTTGAACATTTCCGTCAAAATCTTTTTTAATAAGTACAAAATCTGTTTGAACGCCTGTTGGTTCGATAAAATTAAGTTTATTTTGAAGAGCTTTATAGACTGCATTACTTGTAACAGCATTTAAGTTACCATAAAAGATATCATCTATAACAGTATGCAATGTTGCTAGCTTTGCTTTAATTTCGTTTGCTACATCTGTCACAGAACTGTTTACGTCAAGTGTAGTGTTGTCAGGACTTAAAGCCTCCATAAGTGCGACAGCAACAAGGTTTGCTTGTCGTACAGCGGTATTGACTTTTTTGCTACTTATGACTTCATTTGTTTGAAAGCCTTGTTTTCTTTGAGGTTCATTAGCAAATTCTGTTGATGTTTGTGTGCTAGACGATGTTTGAGGGTCGTCAACCCATACATAAAACTTACTCATATACTAAATAACCTATAAATAACAACGTCTGTAAGATAGCCTAACGCTGTTGTACCTGTATCACTTGTAGTACCACTACGAGTATATGCTCGTAATTGACCGTTTGTACCAGTTCCTCGTTCATAAGCTAATACCATTGGTTTTCCAAATGCGTTATTATATGGACTGCCACCATTTAATATGGGCGTTGAATACGAACCAAAGCCATTTACATACATAAGACAAGTAGTTGGTCCATTTCCAGATTCGCCAGACAATATGAACAAATATAAACCTCTAGATAATTGCATATCAAAATCTTTTATTGCCTTACTGTAAATTATATTATTTTGACGAAGATTATCAATATATGCTTCTTTAAAATAAGCAGTATCAAAATAATCACGTTTATCGTTTCCGCCACCACCAAGATTTACTGTTGTATATTGACCTGTTGTATTGCCTGCAGAAGTATTATTTTTGTATGGTAATATGTTGACCGTCGTTGGAGTTTGTCCAGCAATAGCTTGTTCTACAGCAATTAAAGCAGAGTTTGCTTTAACTTTTACGTTAGTACTATTAGCACACCCAGTTAATGTTTGAGCTGCAACAACTGTTGCATCTGTATCTTTAGTAGGTGCTGCAAAAATATCTGATATTTGTTTGCCTACAAATGTTGTAACATCAGCTAATGTTTTGACAGACACATATCTGAAATAGCCATCAAACTGATTGTTTGTAGTAGCAGCACCAATACTCATACCCAAGTTACCTGGCAATAATCTCATTTTAACTTTACCAGTACTACTAAATACATTCGTAAGTTTGAAGAGCTCTGTATTAGAGAATAAGTTTGCAACATCTGTTACTGTACTTTGTAAGTTAGCTTTGTCGACAAGACCAAGAGATTGCATAAGTGCAACCGCTATAAGATTTGCTTGTCTTATAGCAGAGTTTGCTTCTAATGCTCTAGCAGGTTGTCCAGCTTGAAAGCCATTTTCGCAAGCTGTTTGAAAGCTTGCTTCATCTAATGTATTTGCATTGACGTTTTTGTCAATCCATACGTAAAATTTACTCATTTTGCAATGTCAGCAAGGCTCTTATTGTTGATAGCCTTGATTTCGTTCAAGCCTGCTTTGAGTTCGTCTCTTGCAAGAGCTTGTTCGTTTGTTTCAGGTTTGTCTAAGAATTCGCCGATAGTAATGACTTTGTCTTTAGCAAGTGCTTTGACTGTGTTCCATTCTACGATTTCCGAAGGATAGATGCCAACACCTTGCCTAATCAATACTGTTGCTTTCGGCCAAAGAGGATTGACTTTAAGTCTATCAGGAATGTGTGCATCCTTGTTGCTTACATCTTGATTGTCAAGACCGCAAGTAACCGAGATAGTGACGTTCGATTGAATACGAACATAAGGTTTAGTTTCTGCCATAGTTTGTTGTCTCCTTTAATTGATATCTATAATGTACACACGCAAGATTTCGCCTGTGAGAAATCTTGTTACGTGGTCATTTCGTTTTAATGCTTGATATAGCTCAACATTGATGAGATTTACGTTTGCTCTTGTTATCGGCTTCTTCATAAAAGTAAGAATTTCTCTTACGTTGTCGAACATATATCGCAAGAATTTATCATCTTTGTCGTAAAAGACTATGAAGTATGAGCCTTTGTAAAGAGTATGCGTTCCACACCTTGTTGCTGTCATATACTGTTTCCTAAGTCAAAGTCTTCGTTTTGAGTTTCGTCATCAAGTTTGTTGATTGCTTCATCAGTAAGACCAAAGTCGATGATGCCTTTGTTTGTGAATGTTTGAAGAGACTGTGCATATTGTTTTGGAGTAATGATGCCGTCATTAAGAAGCTTTGAAAGCGTATCAATGAAGTCAACAATTGCTTTGCTTCGTTTTTCATCTTCTTGTTCTTGTATGAGTGAGTTGAATTCGTATTCGATAGCACCATCGATACCTTTCCAAATGTACAACGTCTTTAAGAGTTTGTCGTATACAGGTCGTACATAAGATTCGCATCGTTCGTGTATGACTTCTGAATAACGTTTAAGTGCATCTACGTCTGTAGAGAAGCCTTGTTTTAAATCGCCGAATAATACGCCAGTCATTTCTAATGCCGCACTTATTTGCCACATATTTTGTTGAAGCAAATCAGATAAGCCAGTAAGACCAGAAAAGCCAGTCATTTGATATTCGTCATCTTTGTCTAAGAATGTAAGACTGTTGTAGTTTCGAGCCCAGTTGACCATTTCAAGTCTTTGTTTAAGTTGCTCGTTGTTTTCTTTGTCTGCACCCAAGAATACGCCACGCATACCAGCCATTTTGATGACTTCAATAAGAGATTTATCAACAAGAGATTGTATGCTCGATTTAAGTTTGTCGTCTCTCATAAGTTCATTTAGAATGTGAGAGCCCTCTGCATAACCCCAACCTTGAAGTTGACCAGTTTTGACTAGCTTTGGTGCCGTTCTATGTTCATATCGTATGATGTAATCTGTATGAACTTTCATTGACTTTCCATCAGCAAAAGTAATGTTGTAGAATGTAGGCTTGCCATAATCGATAGACGTCATATTTGTTATAAGATTATCGTATGTAGGTGCGCATCCAAACCATCTGTCAGTTACATACATTTTCATTACTTTTGCAAGTTTCAGCTTATCTTTGTTGATAGGCTTGCCATAGTCTTCATCTACAAGATTGTCGAACATCATTACTGCTACAGAGCCGCCAAAAAGTGCGCCCCATTGAATGAGCTGAATTAAGTCGAATCGATACTTCTTAAGTAGCCGATATATGACGTCAACATTGTTGTCGCTCTGTATTGTTATGCCGCATTTGATTTCGTCTTGAGAAGGCTTGTCGATTGCACGCTTAAACACCCAGCTATCATTATATAAGCTTAACCACAAGAGATAGTTGAGTGTGTCATTTGACCAGTTGTAATCTGTAAACGAAGCTATCTTATCGTCATTGCCTACAGCTAACACTTTGTTGCCGTAATGGTCATTAACCGTAGACGAGTCTTTGACAACAGTTTTAAGTCGTTCGTAACTATCATCTACAGTATTTGTAAGACTCATTTTGTCTGTAGGTGACGATAATTTTGTAGCTAATTCTAAAATGTCTTTTTGAATGCTTGTCATAATTTCCTTGATGATAGTTCTAGCAACAATGTTGCAAACTCACTAATGAGAAAGCTATTCGAACTATCTAGCTTATCAGGCTACGGGGTTTATATTGAGGTTTGTAGCTCGTTCCACTCTTTGTGCACAAAGAGTCCTCCTCTCTATCCGCCAATAACTTCGGACTACGCGTATGTATACCTACCGTAGGATACTGG